AGCAAGCGATGGTTCAGATGAGAAGGGCTTCGTAGCTCCGCCTGTTGAGAAGGTTTTACCACCTGCTCCGCCTAGAACCGTATCAAGCGCAGAAACATTCATACCCGGCGGATGCAGCACACCTATGAGCAGAAGCGAAGCTAAGAAACCGCCTAGACCGCCAGTACTTGTAACTAAAGTAACTGATTAAAGTATAGATTAGTCTAGACTTAAAAGGGAGTGGTAAAATTACCACACCCTTTTTGTTCCGGCACGATTACCGGAACAGAATACCCGAACGCACCTAAAAACGACAGGCATAATGCCTGTCGTTTTTTTGTTAGGGCAAGAATTCCCTAACAAAAACGGCATACTCGTTTACTAAACCCACCTAAGGAGTTCAGTATAGGCTCAGATTCATACTTATTTGGGCTTAGATTAGCTCATATGAGGTTCAAACAATAATTCAATACCAATAGAAGGGTAAGAACATTTAAAGCTTTCAAGAGCATCTAATGATAATCTCAAACAATATTAGTCAGTCAGTTAGTCCAAGTTAAAGAGAATTTTTAATAGTAAGTTTATCTAGATGGAGCGAAGCGACACTCTCTATATACTAACTATTACTTATCTATATATATTACCTACTCTAACTGTTACTTATTCTATTGTTAGTTATATGGTACCAACAGGTTAGTTATATGGTACCAACAGCCGGTTAAAAGGTACCAACAAGAATAAAAACCAAATAATAGGCATAATTTGCCTAATTAAACCTACACTCTTTCACAGAAAAGCAATAAAGTTAATTATTTTTAAAATAATACTTGACAGACCAACAAAACCTGCTATACTATTTGCAGAGGTAGAGAAGATAACATAAAATGGAGTAAGAAAATGAGTAATTTAGACGGATGGATAAGTTTACATAGAGGAATATTAGATAAAGCGATATGGAAAAACAGCAACTCTAACCAAAGAAGTATTCTGATTGCTATCTTATTAGAGGCTAACCATAGCGAAGCTCAATGGGAATGGAATGGTAAAAAATACGAATGCAAAACAGGAGAATTCATAACTTCACCTGAAAAATTAGCTATTAAAGCTGGAAAAGGCATCACAAGGCAAATAGTTAGGTCTGCTATGGTTAGGTTTGAAAAATTCGGTTTTTTAACCATAGAAACAACCAACGACAAAAAGGACGGAACTAAGGTAACAGTAACCAATTACAACTATTACCAAAACAACTCTAACCATAACTCTAACCATAAAGTAACCATTAACCAACCATTAACTAACCATAAAGTAACCACTAACAATAAGAACAATAAGAATAATAAGAATAAGAATAATAATAAGTGTATAGACACGTGCCAAAATACAAATTCAAATTTACAAAAAATAGAGCAGTTAAGAGATAGGTCATTTAAGAGTATAAATGAACTTAAGGGATTCTTAGATGGTTCTAACTTTGAGTTTAATGATATAAGTGAATTCTTAAGATATTGGGAATACCTTAATAGTGCTGTTGGTTTAGATATAGGCGATTTAGATATAGCTGAGTCAGTTGCTTACCACCTAGTTGTAACAAATAAGATATTTAACCTGCCGCTTGATTCTAAAAGGTTAATTGACTCTACATACGAATATCTGTTAGATGAGGTATTGGATAGGAGAACAAGAGATACATTAATTATAAAAACAGGTAAACGTAAAGGAGGTGGTTGGTTAAACAATTTTGAAAAATGGGTAAAAAATGGTAATGGTAATGAAGAGTATGAAAAGAAGGAGGTAAAAGTTAGAAACCCTAAAGAAGCATATAAGGATGATAAAGGGTATTGGTGGAAAGATGAAGGATTCTTAACAGATAAACAAACAGAAGAGAATAAAGAGAACAGAAGAAGGATTGATACAGAACAAGAGCTTTTTGCTAATAAATAAGGAGTAACATAAAATGATAGATACACCACAAGCATTAAAAGATAGACATAGCGTAAAACGTTTAGCTGAAAAACATAACGCATATAAAGGTAGAATGTTGAATAACGGTTGGGCTGAAAGAGAAATAGATTTAAAAAAGAGAATAGTATTAAAAGGAGAAGCTATTGAATTACTACACTCATACGGCAACCCAGAAGCTTTTCTACATAGTTTATTGCGTCCTGAGAATATATGTAAACCATACAAATTCGTTTTAGCTATACCAAAAGAAGGCGATATGTTCAATAACAATAACCACATAAATACAATTGTATCTAATTTTGTATTCTATTCGGTTTTTGAACAAGAACGCAGGATAGGGGATAAAGGGGATGTAAGTGTTAAGAAGGTTACGGCAAATGATTTATACTCTAAAACAAGATATAACGATAAATCCCCTTGGGTATCTCGTAACTTTATTACAGAAGTAAAAGACCCTCATATTTTGGTCATAGATGGTATGGAGCTTTTATGCGGTAACGAACATACTGCTCATAGCGTAGATGATATCCTTAGAAGTAGAGTGGGTAAAACAACAGTTATAACCTTCACGCAAAACCCTGAAACAGAAATGATGGCTTTAAAAGAGGTAATGAGAACAAAGATTGCGGAAAGGTTAGGTAGCGTAATGGGAAAAATATACGGAGATATATTAGCATCTTCACCGTTATCCACATTAGATGATAGAGAAAAGTTTTCAAGAGAACGAGTTATAATAGATATTAAATAAAGGAGAATAAAATGGGTGCAAAAGATAGAAACATAAGAGAAACATACAGGGCATTGGTAAAATTAATAAACAGTGACCCCGAACAGTATAACGGTATATTCATTAGGCATAAAAAGAACCTATCTAAACTGTTGGATAAGAACAATACAACATTAAAAGAACACCTAATTGAGTTGAGGGATAAATATTACATACTCATAACAGATAAATACATCATACCATTACAGAGTTTAGATATGTTCACAGACTCAGCAAGATTAAATATATTCAAAACATTAAAATCAGAATCGCAAATAATAAACGATGCAATAAGTATGTTTAAACACGAATTAGGTGATGCTGTTACTTATGGTGAAGAGATAATAGAGGTTCAAACACTTAGTGATGATGGTCTATTCCCCGGTCAAGTTCAAGCAGTAGATGACTTAATATATAACAAAGAAGAATAATAACAACAAAAAGGAGTAAAGTAAAATGCAGATTAATAAATTAGCAAATATGTTCCCAATGATGAGTGATGAAGAGATTCAAGAACTCGCAAATGATATTAAAGAGAATGGGTTAAGAGAACCTATATGGATTTATAACAATGAAGTTATAGACGGCAGAAATAGAATGAAAGCTTGCGAAATAGCTGGAGTTGAACCTAAAACACAAGAGTGGGATGGTAAAGGTTCATTAGTAGCTTTTATAGTATCCTTAAATTTACACAGAAGGCAGTTAACAGCTTCTCAAAAAACTATAGTTGCTCTTGAAATATTACCCGAACTTGAAAAAGAAGCAAAAGCAAGGCAAGTTCGTAAACCAGATTCTGTTAGCGCAATCGTGCCACAACAGAATGAACCGCTTAGTGCTAAAAATACACTAAGCGAAGATAAAGGTAAGGCAGTTGATAAAGCCTCAAAACTTGTAGGTGCTAGTGCTAGGTATATTTCTGACGCTAAGAAGATAGAGAAGGTTCAACCTAAAGCTATAGCAGAAATTAAAGAAGGTAAGAAAACAATACCTGAGGTTATAAAGGTTATTAAACAAGAAGAACGTAAAGAAAAAATAGCTAAACAAAAAGAAGATATTGAGAAAGGTAATATAGAAAAACCATCAGGCGAATATGATGTAATAGCTATAGACCCACCTTGGCGTTACTCTGATGAAGGTAAATATGACCCTGAACAAAGAAGGGGAACTACACCATACCCAACTATGAACCAAGAAGAAATAAAACAACTCAAAATACCATCTAAAAAAGATAGCGTTTTATTTCTATGGACAACTCATTCGCAATTATTCAACGCAAAAGAATTATTAGATGAATGGGGCTATGAGTATAAGGCAACAATGGTATGGAATAAAGTTAATATAGGTATTGGTAAACGCTTCAGGTACCTTTGCGAATTCTGCCTTGTTGGTACTAAGGGTAAACCATTTTGGAACAACACACGCTATCCTGAACTCATTGAAGAGAAGCGTAGAGAACATAGCCGTAAGCCTGAAGCCTTTTATGAGTTGGTAGAAAAAATAACGGCAGGTAGAAGGTTAGATTACTTTAGCCGTTCTAAAAGAGAGGGTTGGGATACATTCGGAACAGATGAATTTGGAGAAGAATAATGATTAATTTCGAAATAGATTTAGACTTCAGTAAAGAGGTCGTAAAATACCTAGAGCCTACATTTAAAGAACGCTCATTTAATGGAAGGTATATTATTACAGACAATAAACTACTCCAAGGTAAAGGGATGGATGTTTTATTGCAGAAGGACAATGAAGAAATGAGCAAGGTAGAGGTAAAGGCATTAAAGACTATAAACGACCTCTTTATAGAAACACTTTCCTGCTCAATTAAAGGTATAGAAAAGATTGGGTGGATATCTACATCGCAAGCAGAAGAACTGTATTATTGTTTGTATGATGGTAAAGAAAATAAACTACATTGTTATATAATGAACTTCAACGATTTAAAGGTGTTCTTTTTTAAATACATTAATAACTTTAAGGTTTCAACTATAGACGGCATTAATAGGTCTGTAGGTAATTGGGTGCCTTTAGAGTGTATTAAAAATAAAGTAGGTTACGAACACATAGTAATAGAAAACGTACATATAAACATAAAGGAGTAAACATAGAATGCAATTAGAATTAATAAAGTCAAAGAAGAATAGCTACAAACTTATAAGCAGAAGCACACAGAAACACCCTCTTCTTATACAACTTGCGGGTTATCTAAAGTATGCAAACAAATTCTCACCACTTAAGTTAGGAATATATAGCATACACTCAGGAGAATTCTCAACCCATATAACAGTATACTCATATGTATCTAACCGCTCAGAAAAGATGAACAAAAAGAAATACTATAAATGGCTTAACGGTAAAGCTCAACTAAAAGGCTTACCATCACCCGAAAAAGTATGGAGACCAATAGATCCTGATAAAAAGAAAGATGAGAATATACTTGCATTCTTAGAGATATAACTTATACTAAAACAAAATAAATGGAGAAACATAATGCGTAAAATACCTATAAAAAAGAGAATGAAGCTATCAAGAGAATTACATAACATAGAAGATGAACTAGAGAAACTCAATAACCCCTGCGACCTATTCTATAATACAACTATCAGTATGGAGGATAGAAACGCAAGAAGAACTATGTTAGGTGCTGAGTGGGATAAAATACACGAACTACACAAAGCAACAACCAAAGATGAGATGGATGAAATAGAAGTAGAAGAGATGATATAAAAGCTTGACATACCTAATTATAAATGCAATACTAACGCATAACAATTAATAAAGGAGTAACAAAATGAATAACAAATACATAACAACACCATTAATACTCATAATAGCTCTCACAACCGCTCACAATAGCTCAGGAGGAACAAGCGAACTTAAAAGGCTAATACATACCAATAAACCCCTAAGCCTCTCCAGCCCCAATATAAGCAGAATTAAGGCTATACCCAAACCTATACTAAAAACAACCAAAACAAGCCCCACTTCCAGCCCCAAATATAAGAACGAAAACAGAAATACAGCTTTAATTGATGATATTAGAAATGAAGCCAATATAATCAAACATAATAAAAACGTAGAAAACTGGAATATAAAACGTAAATACTCAAAAGAATTCAACATAGAAGTTAAAAAATACTTCAAAGCCGTTATTAACTGTAAAATAAATAGAGATGGCAAAACTAACAAAGAAGTTCACGAATACCTAAAAGCAAATAATACTAAAATACAAAAAGCAGCAGAAGCTAAAGCCATTAAAGTAATTAAATATAAAATAATAAGAGAACAAAGTAGAAAAAGAACTTTAATGAGGCATAATGAAAGAATAAAATATAAAGGAAGAGGATAACAATAAACAACAACAGCCCCTATTAGGTAGCATATGTAGTTCAGAATAGGTTTGTTTCTCCATACCTATACCAATGCATACCAAAACCTAATAGGGGCTTATAACGCATCCTAAGAGTTCCTAAGGTTCCTCAGCCCTTTAAGAGCATATACCTATTTATACTTAGAATACCCCACAAACGCATATAAACCTAAAGTAACATAATGTAAGGGGCAATACTCTTTAAGCGTTTGTATACCCATTTATACCCATTGTAGCCCCCATTAGAGTAAAGATTAAGAGGGATTAAGCCAATTTGAGTTATTATCATCCCATCCTACCCATAGCTGAACACTTATGTAAAGTAGATTATACCGTTTTTAAAAGAAAAAAGAGGTTTTAGTGTTAAAATCTGCCACAACCCTCATAATTAGCATCTAAATCCTCCTATAATTAAAGCATATGGGGCAGTTCGGGGCAAGGATGGGTAGTTCGGGTAGGTTCAAGCCCCTTATAGCCCCTTTACCTTGATTTTAAAGGGGTTTTAGAATATGAGCGATTAACGGGGGCATTAACGGGGGCATTTAATTGAGCAAGAATAGGGCAAGAATGAGTAAGAATAAGCAGAATGCACTCTAGAATGAACAAATTAGCTTTCTCATTTTTAAGAATTTAAGAATTTGCAATTATTAGAATGTAGAATTGGCGAATATGAGAATCAAATATGCAAATTCTAAAAAATGAGAATAAGTTTTTTCTGTAGTGCAATTAAAATAGGGGCAAGATGGGGCAATTATTCGTAAAGGTTTGGTATAGAAGCAATTAACAATTATAAAGGAGAATAAGAATGAAGTTAACAAATGATAGGCATGAGAAGTTTTGTTTAGCTATGTTAGAATTTGGGGGCGATTGGAAGAAGGTGATGGATGCGTGTGAATATAAGCATTCTAGTTCGTTCTTCTCTCAATTAAAGAATAGCAAGAAGATACAGGGGCGATTGAATGAATTACAGGAGCAGGTAGTATCAGATAGAATAATGGATTTAACTGCCCGATTAGAGATGCTCAGTGAGATTGCCCGTGATGTTAGTTTGAATAAGAATGTAAGGTTATCTGCTTTAAGAGAGTTACATATACAAACAGGGGATAGCGTACAGAAGATTGAGATGAATTCTACTACCGAATCTGTTGTAAGGTATATAGATATTGAACTACCTAAGATAAAGGATGAGAAGGAGGTAGAGATTAATGAGGAGTGCTTAGATGGATTAGATAAATGGTTAGGTAATGTAGATGTGCCTGATACAATAGCCCCAATGAATAGCCCCGAAGATATGCCCGATGATTTAAATGAATTGTTTGGTGAATAGGTGCATAGATGTAGATGTAGATGAGCATAGATAGGGCATATTTAGTGAAGGGGTGGATGAGTGGATGAGTGTTAGAATGGGGTGAATGAGTGGATGTGTGAGAAAAGCCCGGATTAAAGAGTGAATGTGTGTATAGAACTCCTCACACACCACATCAAGATTTTAATTCTTTTTTATGTATTCGAATAAGGTAAATAGGGCGTAAATAAGGCTTTTATGAGTTTTTGCACAGAATTTTTTAATAATAAGGAGTAAAAATATGAGTGAAGTAGAAGAAGCAGTAGTAGAAGAAGAGCGTGTTGTTATAAGGGGGCAAGAAGGACCGCAGACAGAGTTTTTAGCTAATGATTCGGATATTTGTTTATATGGTGGAGCTGCGGGTGGTGGTAAGAGTTATGCATTGTTAATAGACCCTTTGAGGCATATAGGTGTTCCGAATTTTAATAGTACAATTTTTAGAAGGAACAGCCCCCAAATTAAGAATGCAGGTGGTTTATGGGATACTTCTATTGAGATATACAAGCAAATTAATGGTAAGCCTACTGAATCTAGGTTATTTTGGAGATTTGGTGAGAGGGATGGGGATAATAGTGAGATTAGGTTTGGGCATATGGAGTACGAGCAGGATAAGTATAACTATGATGGTTCGCAGATATGTATGATAGGGTTCGATGAATTACAGCATTTTAGTGAATCTCAGTTCTTTTATATGTTAAGTAGGAATAGAAGTACATGTGGTGTTAAGCCTTACATAAGAGCTACTTGTAATCCAGATGCTGATGTTTGGTTACGTAAGTTTTTAGATTGGTATATAGGAGAGGATGGATTACCTATTCTTGAGAGGAGTGGTGTTGAGCGTTATTTTATGCGTGTAAATGGGGCTGTTAAATGGGGCGATAGTAAGGCTGAGTTATTGAAGAATAATGTTGAGTTTGTTGAAGAGTATGAGATTATAATGATGAAATACAAGAGGGCTATTAAGGGTGTTCGTGTTGCTTATGATGAGAGTAAGAGGGATGTTATAAATGCTATTAATAAAAAGTATACGAAGAGGATACTTAAGATAAAGGAGGAGGCGTTAGATGGTGTTAAGAGTTTTACGTTTATTGCTTCTAAGGTTACGGATAATAAGATATTGCTTGATACTAACCCCGGATATTTGGCGAATCTTAAGGCTTTACCGTTAATTGAGAGGGCGAGGTTATTGGATGGTAATTGGAATATAAAGGCTGAATCTGGTAAATTTTTTAATAAGGATTGGTTTGTTGAGGTAAGTAATAAAGATGTTCCTGTGGTTGGTGAGGATATAAAAGAGGTTAGGTATTGGGATTTTGCTGCTACTGCTCCTTCTAAGAGGAATAAGGATCCAGATTATACTGTTGGAATAAAAATGCGTAAAGTTGGGTTGAATTATTTTATTATTAGTGTGTTGAGGGTAAGAATGAATCCTGCTGAGTTGGAGAAGTTATTTTTGGAAACCAGTATTACAGATAAAAATATGGCTGATAATTTAAATATACCTTATTCTGTTAAGTGGGAGCAAGAGCCGGGTGCATCGGGTAAATCGGAGACATATCGTTTAAAGTGTTTATTAGCGGGTTTTAGTTGTAATGGGATACCTACTGCTGGCAAGGGTAAAGAGTTAAGGGCGAAACCATTGGCTGTTCAGGCTGAGATTGGTAATATTAAGATAGTAAAAGCAGAGTGGAATGATACTTTTGTTAATGAAATGCATATGTTTGGTGATCCTAGTATTCGGCATGATGACCAAGTTGATTCTGCTTCGGGTGCGTTTAATCAGTTATGTTCTGCTTTTATACATCCTACAATTACAGGTGATTCTTCTGAAGTTGTGTTTATACCTGAGGAAGAGAAGGTTAAGATGCGTATAGAGGCATATGAGAGTTTAGAGGATGATTTTTTAAATGGTGATGATATATAAGGGAATAAATTATGAGTAGTAAAGAATATAAGAAGCAGTATTACCAAGAGAACAAAGAGAAAATTAAGGCTCGTTCTAAGGCTAAGTATTTGGAGAATAAGGAGATAAAAGAATTGGAAGAGGTTAAGGCTAGGAATATAGGTGGTATATCTACAGCATCTACATCTAATGCAACGTTTTTCAGTTTAGAGTCTCCGAATGTAAACAGTTTATGTTCTGATGCTAATGTTATGAGTTATTTAAATAGTTGGGTATATTCTTGTGCTACTATAAATGCATCTTCTGTGGCTTCTCAAGAGCTTCGTTTATATGCAACTGTTGAGGATGCATCTAGTAATAAGTTCTTACATAAAACGAGGGAGGTTAGTAAGGAGCAGTTTGAGTATATAAAGGGAGATAGTTCTGTTAAGAGTTTGGCTCGTATAAGGCAGGCTGATAATGTAGTTGAGATAATTGATCATCCTTTACTTGATTTGTTAGATAATATAAATCCTTTTAACAATAATTTTGAGAGTTTAGAGTTAACATCTTTGTATTTGGATATGATTGGAGATTCTTATTGGTGGATACGTAAGGATGAGTTAGGTATACCTTATGAGATATGGGTATTACAGGGGCAGTATATGAAGATTGTACCTGCTAAGACTATGAATACGTTTATAAAGGGTTATGTATATGGTGTTCCTAAGTTTGATATGGGTGATGGTTTAAATATGAAGGATTTGATAAAGTTTAAGCGTGATGAGATAATACATTTTAAAACACCTAATCCTCAGAGTTTATATTATGGTAAAGGAGCTGCACAGGCGGTTGTAGGAGCTATTAACAGGATGGGGGCTATGGATGTATCAGAAACTGCTCGTTTACATAATATGGGGCGTCCTGACTTTGTTGTGGATTATAAGGGTAAACTTGACCAATCTGAGATAAAGAAGGTTGAGAGAATGTGGAATAATGCGTTTGGTGGTCCTGGTAAAGATGGTAAAATCAAGGTGATGGATGAGGATTTTGATTTAAAGACGTTAGGTTTTAGTCCAAGAGATATGGAGTATTTAAATGGTAGGATATGGAGTTTAAAAGAGATTGCTTCTGCTTTTGGTGTTCCTTATTCGTATTTAGATAGTTCGGATGCAAAGAAGGCTACGAGTGAGATAGCGGAGAGAACGTATGCTAAAACTACTATATTGCCTAAGATTACTCGTATAGCTGAGAAGTTGAATGAGCAGTTAGTTCCGTTATATGATGATACGGGAAGGATGTTCTTAGCTTACGACAATCCTGTTCCTCAAGATAAAAAGGCGTTATTAGCTGAGAACACAGGATATGTTAAGCAGGGTATTATGACGGTTAATGAAGCTCGTTTAAAAATTGGTTTACCTAAATTGGGTGAAGAGTTTGATATTCCTAAGGTAGATGGAAACATAGGGCAAACTTCAGATATTATAGATGATGGTGTAAATGAACAGAATGAGGAAGAATAATGGATTATAATTGGCAAACGTTAACACAAAAGCCTTTAGATGAGGAGTTTATTAGGGAACACGCTTCTGAGATAACGGCTTCTTCTTGGCATAACATTGAGAAGTATTCTGTATTGTCTTTACCGTTTATAGAGGAATTCATAGATAGGTTTGTGTGGAGGTATTTATGTATATACCAAGTATTAAGTGAAGATTTTATGAAGAAGTATTCTGATAGGGTTAATTGGCATACAGCTTGTGCGAATCAAACAATGAGTGAAGGCTTTATAGAGGAGTTTTCGGATGTAGTTGATTGGGTTTTTATAGCGTTGTATCAGGAATTGAGTGATGAGTTTATAGAAAAACATAGTGATAGGTTAAATGTTGAACTTTTAAAAATAAATAGGAAGAGGAGAAATAATGAAGAAACAGGTTAAATTAAACAAGGTTATAAATAAATTAGATAGTGATTTTGTAAAGTTGTTAAAAGAGCAATTGGTTAAAGATGGTGTAGATTTAGATGATTGTGAAGTATTTAGGAAGAATACTGAAGCGGTTACAGATGATATAGAGCATAAGGCTAAATTAGAGGAAGGTACTAGAACTGCTATTAAGTATATATCTACGAGAACAGTTGATCAATCGGGAGATATTATTCTACCTAAGGGTGTGGATTTTAAACTATTCAAGAAGGGTGGAATGCCTGTTTTCCATAACCACGATTACTCAAAGCCTCAAATTGGTATTGCAGAGAGTATTAAGTCCGATGAGTGGGGTGTTATGGCCAAGGTTCGTTATGCCGATACAGGAGAAGGTACTTTAGCCGATGTTCTTTGGAAGTTAACATCTCAGGGTATGAATAAACAAAGTTCAGTTGGCATAATTCCTACTGAGATTATTCGTAAAGGAGATGATAGTTTTAATTCAGCCGTTAAGATATTAGTTGCTGAATACCCTGAATTAAAGAAAACAAAGGGTGATTTGAATAGAATTATATCTAAATGTATTCTTTTTGAATTTTCAGATGTAAGTTTAGCCTGCAACACTGATACTGATGTTTTAGCTGTATCTAAGATGTATTCAGATGCTGGTGCTGATGAGAAGCTTTTGAAGCAATTAGGTTTAGATGTAGAAGTTAAAATGGAGGAGAAGGATGAGGTATTGGATGTATTGGTGGATGGAGATGAAAATAGGGATGCTGAAGTTATTGACGTTGTTGTTGAAGATAATGACGTTTCAGTGGAAGAAGATATAGTTGAAGTAAAAGAAGGTGAAGAGCCTCCTGAAGAGGTTAAGCGTATTCCTGATTCTGCTTTTGAGTTAGAGGAGAAGGCTGAAGAGGTTGTTATAGTTGAGGAAAAGGTGGAGAAGGTAACGTTGGTTGCTGAGCCTACTACAGTTAAATTAATTCATAAGCCTCAGTTTTCTATTAGTAAAGATGATATTAAAAAAGAGTTATCTGCTGAAATGCGTAAGAAACTTGGAAGACTGCTTTAGTTCTTCTTGGCTTGGTAGTCTTTTTGCTTTCATATTAATAGTATATGAGAAAAGCAAAATAAATCAAGCCTTTGTTGTAAAAAAGGTAATAAAAGTATTATTATTAGTGTGATTGGGTGAATGTAGCCCTTAAGTTAGAACCGTAGCTATTGGAGTTTAGCAGGGAATCGACGCAAACGGCAATTCTTAGTGTAAATTAAACAAACAAAAATTAAGAGAGGTAAAAGTGAAATTTATAAAACTTATTAAAAAGTATATGGATTCAGAAGACACCGTTTATGATAGCGGTTCTGTTCTTGAAGTATCTGATGATATAGCTGAAGAGCTTATTAAGTCTGAAAGGGCTGAAGCATCTGATGGTATTATCAAAGAAGTTAAGGCTGAAGATGTTGCTGCTGAGATTAAAACTGCTGTAGCTGATGCGTTGAAAGAAGTTAAGAAAGAAGAGAAGGTTGAAGTTAAAGAAACTATTGTTGTAGTTGAAGATGAGCCTATTTGGAAAGATAGTGGTGAATTCTTACAGGCTGTTATTAAAGCTGGTAAGGGTAATAGACCTGATGAGCGTTTGTTCAAATCTACTGGTCAGAATGAAACTACTGACGCTGATGGTGGATTCTTAGTTGAACATCGTATTGGTACTGAAATCTATAAGTTAGCTGCTCAGGAATCTGTATTGCTTCCTAAGTGTGATGTTAAAGAAGTTGGTCCTATGTCCAATGGTCTTAAAATCAATCAGGTTAATGAGAGTTCTAGAACTGCTACTACATTGTTTGGTGGCGTTAGAGTTTATAGTCCGGGTGAAGGTGTAGCTAAAACTGCATTCAAACAGGCTTATTCTCAGGTAGACGTTTCTCTGGGGAAATTATGCGCCGTATCATATATGACAGATGAGTTGATGCAAGATCGAACAGCTCTTCGTAGTTTTATAACTGCTGATGTTGGTTCTGCTTTTGCTTGGGCTATTGATGATGATATCCTTCACGGAACGACTAACACTGATATGATTGAGATTGAAAACCACGCAGCTACTGTTCAAGTAACTGTTGCTGGTGCGAATCCTACTGCAGCTGAACTTAGTAATATGTATATTGCTATGGCTCCTCGTTCTATTGCTAGGGCTGAATGGTATATGAGTTTATCTCAGTATGCAGCTATTATGCAGTTAGAGTCCACGGTTGGTGCTAAGATTGTTCAGCCTTCGTTTGAAATTAGTCCTTACGGAACTCGTTTCGGGCGTCCTATAAATGTTATTGAGCAAGCAGATGTTGACGCAAATGATACATCCGTTATGTTCCTTGACCTTAGCCAGTACCTTGTTATTAAGAAGGGTGGCATTGATGTTGCTGAAAGCATCCACATAAAATTCCTTGAGGATGAGACAGCCCTCCGGTTCACTATGCGTATGGGTGGATCACCTAAGTTAGCGTCTGCTGTTACGCTTCCTGATGGAACTATTATCTCGTCATTTGTGACCAGAGATTAGTAAATATATTAGTAGGGGTGTGGGCAAGACATTCAGCCCACATCCCTTCTTTTTATCAGCCGAAAACAAAGGCTAAACAGAGATAGGAGATAAATAAGATGCGTATGGAAAAGAGGTTGGAATTAGGTAAAAGGATCCAAGCGGTTGTAAAAGCTGCAAGCGGTCAAGGTGAATCAGCAGTAGGATTTGGAGATACATTAGTTGATACCACTTTAATTGCTGATATTTTGGGACAGAACTTTGCACAAGGTTCTATATACTCAAGATGTAAGATTTATAATGTTGGTGAGAATTCAAATGGGTTAAAAATTCCTATTGCTGATACATCTACTAGAACAGAATCTGGTGGTGTAAGAGGTGGAGTTCTTGCTTATTGGTTGAATGAAGCTGATACCAAAACAGCTTCTGATGCAGAGTTTGGACAGTTAAACTTAGGATTGAATACGCTTGTAGTTGTAATACCTACTACGGATGAGCTTTTAAATGATGCTCCTGCGTTGGCTCAGTTTTTACACGATTCAGCGATAGATGCTATTCTTTACAAAGTTGATAGAGCTATCCTTTATGGAAATGGTGGTTCTTCTATTAATGGTATCGCTAATTCTGCGGTTACTATTGTTGTTACTGCTACTGACCCTATTACTATTGCAGAGATTGAAGATATGTATCATGCATATTACGGTTCTCCTAATGGTGTATGGTGTATGAGTAAAGCAGCTCAGGAAGAGGTTATAGACCTTGATTGGACTACACAGCCTAATGGTTATGACTTTGAAGTAACTGAAGATGCACCGTTTGGTCGTTTATATGGGCTTCCTATTCTTGTAACTGATGTAATGAGCGGCGATGATATAGTTCTTGGTGATTATTCTCAGTTTATATTAGCACAGAAAGAAGTAACTCAGGCTGTTAATAGTTCTCTTAAGTTTTTAGAGGATGAGAAATATTTTCGCTTTGTTCTTAGGATAAACGGTGATGTTGGTTGGACTTCTAGTATGACTTTGGAAGATGGTTCGGTTGTATCTCCTTTTGTTATTAAGAGTGATATGGATCAATCTACGAGTTCTAGTTCTTCTGAGTTATATAGTTCTTCGAGTTCTAGTTCAGAGAAGTATAGTTCTTCTTCTAGTTCTGTAGATAGTTCTTCAAGTAGTTCTGAGAAGTATAGTTCTTCAAGTAGTTCTAGTGCGTAATTGATTTAGGGGTGAGGCTAATTTCTCACCCCTCTTTTAAGGAGGAATTAAAATGGCTAAAGCTACAACAGGTATAACAAATTTATTCTTATGGAATAAATTCATTAATGATACCGATGATGATAACACTTCTTTAATTGGTGATACTGAAACAATAAGATATATTATTGAGCAAACGAATGATTTAATTGCTCAGAAGTGTGGAAGAACGTTTGGTTCAACTACGTATAAGGAATGGGTTCAGGGTTATGGAACTGAGTATTTGGTATTGGGGAATTATCCTATAACTAATGTAAAACTTGTATCTGCTTCTTCTGTAGATGTATGCACAGTTGAAGGAACTGGTTTTCAAGTTGCAACGGTTACATCTAATGCATCTTCTATGTCCTTATACTCTATAGATACTACTGGAGCGGATGTTGAGAGTGTATTGAATTATTCTAATTATGCTAATGTTAATTCTATTGTTACGGCTATTGATTTAGTTTCGGGATGGGATGCAGAGGTATTATCTGATAGGGGAGATGCATTAACACAGCTTATACGCCCATTAGATTCAGGTTGGGCATTAGATGAGAAGCAATATATGAAAACGCCTTATTTGGGTATTTCTGTTAGGATTGCTGAAGATTCTGATTCTACAATTGAGAGGATTGGTGGTGGTTTATTTTGCACTGATGTATTTTGTTGGTATACTGCGGGATGTGATTTGCCAATTTCAGATGAGGTAGGTGGAACACAGTTAGTAGAAGGCAACGTTCCTCAATCATTAACATTAACTGCGAACCGTATTATTAAAGATTATCTCGAACAAACCAATGAAGATACCAATATGAAAGAGGAAACGATAGGTGATTATAAATATAAAAGAGATGGTATTATGAGTGCGGTGGATAGACATTGGAAAGATTTGCAACAGTATTCTAGGAAGGTAGTTTAATGAGTAGGAAATCGTTACAAAACACAAAGATGCAAGTTAAGAGGCTTCAATTGGGTCAGCAGGATGCGTCAGGTGGGATTGTACAGGTTAAGACTACTGTGTTTACCGCTCCTTGTAGGTTGAGGCTTCTAAACGCATCTGAACAGTCTGTAGGGGGTAAGGATGGTGTAGTTAGCACAAACCGTATATATTCTAGAAAATTAGATATTAGAAATAAGGATGAAGTTATTATAGATAAGATTATTTACGATGTTAATACTATAAATCCAACTTCAGCTAATGATGGTTCGATGGAGACGGATGTAACTAAGAGAGTGTAATATGGGAACGAAAATTAAATGGTATGGTAGAAGATATAATAGTGGACTTTTTAGATATACAGATAAGAAGATTGAGAAAGCTGCTAATACCGTTAAGGAGCAAGCTCAATCTAGAGTTCCAGTAGATACTGGTGCTTTAAAAAGTTCTATAGTTGTTCAGAAGGTAAAAGAGTTATTTTGGAGAGTTCAATCAGATAAGCAGTATGCTAAATATGTTGAATATGGAACGTCTAAACGTTCGCCCCATCCGTTTTTTAGACCTGCATTAAAGTCCTTAAGGAGGTTTTAAATGGGTTGTAATGGTTGCAGAAAGAAAAGAGATAAGTTTAGGAGGAAGGTAATGGAAGATAAAGAGAACGTTGGTGGTAAGGTATATAGTGCAGAAGAGCATTTTAAGAAGGTTTGTAAACACGGAGTTCCTGATGGTTTTAAATGCCAAACGTGTGATAAGGTGATTGAGATACCTGCTGATGCTGTAATAAAAGATATAGTTGAACCTGAAGTAGAGGAATAATGTTATACAATTTACAGAAAGCCATAATGGATAAATACAATAGTACCTCTGGCGATACCCTTAGGGGGCTTGTATTGGGCTTGTGGGAGGATGAAGCTCCTTCTAGTATAGTTCTAGAGACCCAAAAGGGAGAGTCTCTTAAGGAGCAACCTAAGCCTTTTCTAACATTCTCTACGATACTAACTGATTTGGAACAAGATGCGTGTTCTAATATGTTTTTACCATTAGTTCAATTTACGATACACGGAGATGCTAATAATAAGAGTTCATTGGGTTTATTGCAAGTTGGTGATGAGTTTTTAAGTGTATTTGGTGATGAGCTTTTAAGTATGGATAATGGTTATACTATGATTCGTTCAGATACGGTGGGACAGAGTAAATTTAAAGATATTGATAAAATGTGGATTATTATCTACGAGATTCAATATATGGTGGAAAAGGATAGGTAATGTTGTATAAAGTATTGCAAATATTATATACTTTATATGATGAGAAATAAATAACAAATAAAGAGGAGAAATATCATGTCGGCAATTTCGGGAAAAACTGGAACCGTAGATGGGGCTTGTAATGAAATAAAGAGTTGGGAAGTAACAATTAGCACAGATATGCTTGATGCTACTGATTTTTGTAGTGATGGTTGGAGAGAGTTTGTAGCTGGTTTAAAAGGAGCTACAGGAACTATTACTTCAACTGAGAGGTATACTGGTTCTAGTTCTATTACATTGGCAAACAGTGCTGGTGGTGTATCTATATCTGGTGATGTTCTTTGGAATGAAGAGACAATCTCAAATGAAGTAGAAGGTTTAATTGAATATTCTCAAGGGTTTACGTTCAATGGGGCAGTTACAGTAACTTAATTAAATAGCTTATTTTCAAATGGAGGAATAAGATGGAAGCTAATAATGCACTTACAGTAAGTGAGATTGCTAATATCCCAAGAGAAGTTCAGATTGGTGGGCATAAGCTCGAAATACGCCAACTCTCAATCAAGGAAATCTTCGGTTTCTTTGAGCAGAAGATTAAAGATGTAAAGATTAAAGAAGCTCAAGAAATGTCTTTAATTATGGATGCTTCCACAAGGAAGGAATTTCTAATAGACGTATGGAAGAACCTACCGTCAGGCACAGAATTAACAGATAAGGTCACAGATCTAATGGCTTCTATTGACGGTGTATACGATATCCTTTATTTAGCCAGTAAGGATTACTCTGATATTACATTAGAGGGTATTAAGGATTCTATAGATTTTAAAAACATAGGGGAACTTACGCCAGTTATCAATTGGATTGCTGGGATGGAAGATGTAGGTTCTGATGATGGTGGAGAAAAAAAAACGGAGAAATAACTGATAATGTAGAATTAAACTGGGGTAGTGAATTCTGCACCATTGGTGAAATATTTGGGTTTACTCCATCCCAAATATCAGATTTTACAATGCCCCAGTTTTTATTATATGCTAGATATGCAAATGAACAGAAGGCGTTTAAGTTGGATATCAGAACGGTCAATGAATATATCGGGCAGGTATTTGGGAAAAAGAAAGAGCCTCTTGAGATGGCAGAGGATGACCCGAATAATTTTGTATGGCAGATTAAAGAAGCGAGAGATACTTTAATAGAGCAGACGGGAAAGAAAGAGTTTACATTACAGGAAATATGGGCGGAGATTTACAGGAAGAAAGAAAAAAAGTAGGTGATATATGGCTTATTCAGGAAAAATAGCAGATGCTTTTGTAGACATAAAGGCTAATACAAAAGGATATGAAAGAGGCGTTAAGGGTGTTAAATCAAGCCTTAAGGGTTTAGCTATAGCTGCTGCAGCTGCTTTCGCTGTTAAAAAAGCATTTGATTTTGGTAAGTCTGCCGTAGCTATTGCAAGTAACTTTGAGGAAACTAGAGGTAGATTTAAAACTATCTTCCAAGGTATAGGTTCTGAAGCTGAAGCTGCTGCTACTGAAATAGCATCTAGTTTTGATTTAGCGTCTGGAACTGCAAAAACAATGTTAGCCGCTACTGGTGATTTGTTAACTGGTTTCGGATTCACAAAGGAAGAAGCGTTATCAATGTCCAAATCAGTTGCAACATTGGGTGGTGATTTAGCTTCTTGGAGTGATATAGCTGGTGGTGCAGAAGTAGCGGCTCAGAAAATAACATCTGCTATGCTTGATGAAACAGAAGCTACAAAATCTTTAGGTATTAAAATTGACCAGCAATCTAAATCGTTTAAAGAAAGGGTTAAGCTATTAAAAGAAGAAAGGGGAATAACTGAGTCGCAGGCAAAGGCTCACGTTATTTTAGCTCAAGTAACAGAACAAAGTAAGAATGCATTAGGTGACTATGCAAGAACTTCAAAGAGTTTTGCAAATCAGCAAAGAGCAGCTAGTGAGCAAATGAAGGAATTAAAAGACACTGTTGGTGGAGCAATTATAAAGTTTATCGAGATGGCTGGAATTATGCCAAAGATAATTAATTTTATGAAGGGGCTTAATGGTAAGATAAAAGCTTTGGTCGCAGGTGGGAAGATAGAAGAGTGGTCGCTAATTGTTGTCGCTACCTTTAAACATATTATAGAGGTTTTTAGATTTGGGTTTAAAGTAATGGGTGAGGCAGCTCAGGTCTTTTGGGATAAGATGAAGGCTGATACTAAATTCTCTGGACAAATAATAGGAAGGTATTGGGGTAATGTTATAAACGGAACTAATTATTCTCTTGCTAATATAAAAAGAGACGCAACGAAAAGCTATGCAGAGTTAGGTTCAGATATAGAGGATATGGCTAAAAAACACGCAGAAAATTTAAAGAAAATTAGTGACGATGTAAAGAAGGCAAATGAAGCTAGGTTGAAGAAGGGTGCTAAGGACGAAGAGGAGGCTGCCGATGATGGGGCTGATGCTGTTGTAGCTGCTGAGAAGAAGAAACAAAAAGCTATGCGAACTTCTATGCGAACTTCTATGTTTAGTGCAGAAGGTTTACTTGCTGCAGCTCAGAAGGCAGCAGATGAAGGGTTGGGCGGAGCAGCTCATGGTTCTAAAGTAGCGGCAGCTGTCTCTCCTAATGGGGCAGTTAGAGCAGCTCAAGTTGGGACATCTGGAACACAACGAATATTATCAGATATACTTACTACTCTTAAACTTAGTGATGGGAGATTGGCTTCTATTGATAAAAACATTTCAAGCGGGTTTTCGGTATTCGCATAAGGAGATAATATGTCAGGTTATAATGAGTTAAGAGAAGGGTATTCATTTACGTTAAGTTCTAATTCGTCAAATGGAACAAGGGTATTTATAGAACAGACTGGAGGGTCAGATAGTTTACCAGCGATAGGTGACTCATTTAGTATTGCATATCCTAATTGCGTTCTTACTGACAGGACTGAAACTGAATATCATTTTGAAGGGAGTAATTGTAAATATAAATATGCGTGTAACTATACTACTAACCCTTCTGAATTTACTGTGTTTGGAGTGTCAAAAAGTGACCCTGATAATTTTATAGCTTCTGGAGGAACTGAGATAATAGCTGTAGATGGACCAAATGCTTGGAACTGGCACGAAACAATTGGTGAACCTGCTAATTCTAAGGTCAACCAAAAGATATATACTAATACTGTTAGGGGTTCTTTAAGTAAAACAAGAACATTTACACGTACTCAATACCTTACATTTAAGGGAACACATATCATTCCTAAGTTGGGTAAGATTAATAATGCAACTCTTTTATCTGCTGATTGGAACTATAACTATCTTGTTGGCACAGTTTTGTTTGTAAGCACAGATGAGAGACTTGTTTTTAATGATGATGGTGATAAGGTTTGGGAAGTGACAATGAATTTTGCGTATAGAACACTTACCGTTTCGGGCGTAGATGTCTCCCATTCGTGGTTATATTTAGCTAATAAAGATA